AGATGGTGGTAATAACTATTCAATCTACGAGAGTGGATTCCTATACAAGTTCATCAATAAGACCACACTGCAGCTACCATCAACATCATCGTCAAATAACAATCATTATGCTAGATCATCAATATACCTAAAGTCTGGTTTTGGTGCCGGTCAAGTAAGAGAAATTTCTAGCTACAACGGCGCAAATAAGCAGATCAGAGTAGCTACTGCAGATGCATTTGACGTATACTCAAGATTGGACTTTACTGCAGTACCATCCGGCACAGTTGCAGTTGGTTATTACGCCGAACAGAAATACGATGTTATTCAGTACTTGTATATCTCAAATAACCAAGCGTTTACCACTGGATCGACTGTAGTTCAGTCCGATACAGCCACACACGGAACCATACTCTCTGCAAATGCTTCTGCACTAAGAATACAGAAAGAAAATCCTGCAGCTTTATTTGAGAATACTTTACCTATAAGAGATGTAAGTCAAAGCGGTACTCTCAAGCCAGGAACAGTAAGTGTTACTGCTGGAGCAAATACCGTTACAGGCGTTTCAACACAGTTTGCCGATACAGCAAATGGTTATACCGTAGGTAGTTATATTAGAGTCGGATCAAATGCCAACAATCAAATCAGAAGAGTAACACAAGTTATCAGCAACACATCATTGAGAGTTGTATCTACTTTTGCAAATACGTTGGTAGCAAATGTTCATTACTTTGTTCCGATTGCCGCAGAGCCATTCTCTATTACAGCTAGTCAAGGTGGATCTGGTATTGTTTCAGATATAAACTTAAACTCTTTGAAGTTGACCATAAGTAATTCAACCCTTGCAGGGGTATCGTTTAAAATCGGTGAACAGGTAACTCAAGTAACTTCAGCAAATACCGCCGCCGGCGCCAACGCAATTGTGGCATTTGCCAATAGTTCAACTGTTTACTTGTCGGCTGTAGGCGGACCATGGATTGCAGGCTTATTTGCTCTTGGATCTTCAACCCTACAGAAGAGTGAAATAGTATCAATTGACAGCAATCCTAATCTAACAATAAGTGATCCTACTGGTGAGTTTGTTCTTGGCTTCCCAATGAACTTTAAGCTCAATGCAGCAGCTGCTGGCTATACTGGAAATGCTATTATTATTGCTGTTACAACTCTACCTAATGATCAAACCGAATATCAGATAGCACCTACAGTTGAAATTTCCGGAGATGGAACTGATGCTAAAGCAATTGCAATTGTCAATAATGCATTTGGTTCAGTTAATGATATTGTCGGAGTGGAAGTAATTGCTCCTGGCCAGGGATATACACATGCCAATGTAACGATCTACTCTAATACAAGCTTTGGACTTGGGGCTAGTGCAAATGCTGTAATAGCTCCTGTAGGTGGTCACGGTAAAGATGCTGTATCTGAGTTAGGTAGTAGATATGTTGGTGTTACTTCTACCTTTGATACCGGTATCAATGAAGGTTTCTTCTATCCTACATATGGAAGCTTCCGAAAGATAGGAATCATAGAGAATCCAGAATTTGCCGATGTAAGGGTAACATTGCAGTCATTTGATAGAGTAAATTTAGTTATCAATAATAAAGCAACAACTAGCCCACCAGCAGGTGTAACAACCTGGTATCCAGGTGAAGTAGTTGTACAACCGTCTACAAAAGCCGCAGGTGTTGTAGTAAGCGGTAATAATACGACATTGCAAGTAAAGAGTGTGCTTGGCGAATTTGGTGCAAGCAATGCTCAAATAATCAGTTACTATAGCAATACTACTGCCAATGTAAGTTCACAAGAGATAATCAGATTCCAAGTAACTTCTGATAGTCTTGCAGAGATCTTATCACAGGTTGGTTCTGGTGCTAGTGGTGAAGTTACACAACTTCTAACCAATACATCTATTGTATTGAGCAATGTGGTTGGTAAGTTTGTAACTGGCGATACCATATATGATTCATCTGTAAATGCATATGCAGTAGTCAATTCAATATCAACTGCAAATGGATCAAGAGATGTAACATCTTCGTTTGGTAATAAGTTTAACCAGACAATGAGACTTACTATCACTGCAAATACCGGTGCATATACTAACGGTGAGGCTGTGGTCCAAGATATCAGCAATGCAACAGCTGTTGTCGTATCTGGTGTCGACGAACTTGATCTTCAGATGACTATAACTACCGGTTCATTTTCAACTGGGCAAAAGATTATAGACACAACTACAGGTGCATATGGCTTTACAACATTTGCAAATAATACATACTTGAAATTGACTGGAGTTACACAAAGCGCTAGTTTTGTTGCTGGACATACCATAAATAATGGGTTAGGATCTACCGCTACAATTGGCAGTGTAGTACCTGTTCTATTGCTGAATCATGTGGATGGTCCAAATAGATTTCAGGCTGGTTCTGATTCTATAGTGGGTCAAACATCTGGCGCCACTGGTACTTGCAATGCTTATGCACTGATACAGTATCCTGAACTGATTAGAGATACTGGTAAAGTAATTTACATAGACAACGTACAGCCAGTTACCAGATCTGAGACTAGTAAAGAAGAAGTTAGATTGGTTATAAAGTTTTAAGGGGCCCGGCAGCTAAATGACATTAGAGACAGACCTTTCACGTAAGCCGTACTTTGACGACTTCAGTGAAGATAAGAATTTTCATGAGGTCCTATTCCGACCTGCGGCCGCGGTGCAGGCTCGCGAACTCAATCAGACGCAGTCGATTCTACAAGATCAGATCAACAAGTTCGGTAGACATATATTCAAAGATGGATCTGTAGTTGAAGGATGTGCATTTACTTTTGATATCAATTATGACTATGTAAAGATAGAAGACAACTACGCCAACAACTTTGCCATTAGTAATGTTGCAGATCTTAATGATAAGCTTGTGCGAAATGCAAATGGTCTTGAAGCTCTGGTCATCAATACAGTAGAGGGTTTCCAATCTCAGAATCCAGATCTCAATACGCTGTATATCAAGTATCTGAAATCTGCTACATATCCTAATGGATCAATTCAATCTGTATTTGCTAATGGTGAAATACTACAAGTATTCACAACTGCAAACGTTGCTGTATCAAACGCGGTGGTGGCAACAGTTGCAAATTCCACAGGTAAGGGTTATGCTTTTACCACTACGGAAGGTGTGATCTTTAAGAAAGGCTTTTTCATCAGAGTAGAGCCTCAGACACTCATTGTTACCAAGTACAATAATCAACCGAACAATGTATCAGTTGGTTTTGATGCTCTAGAAGAGATCATCACTCCGGAGATAGATACATCACTTCTGGATAATGCGGCCGGTTCTCCAAACTATGAAGCACCTGGTGCACATAGACTTAAGCTAATCCCTTCATTAATTACTCGAGTTACTAGCTCTACAAATACGGCATCATTTTTTTCGGTCTGTGACTTTCAAAATGGTCTCCCTGTCTCAATAAAGAACGACCCTCAATATGCAGCATTGGGTAGAGAGCAAGCAAGAAGGACTTATGAAACCAGTGGTGATTATGTGGTCAGTCCTTTCTTTATGTCGGCTTCCGATAAAGAAGCAAATACCACTCATCTAAACTTAGTAGTTTCACCTGGTGTAGGTTATATCAAGGGTAATAGAATAGAGTTTATCAACAATAATACTGTACCTCTTCGCAAGGGGCTTGATTACAATACTGTATTAAATCAAGTAGTATCAACTAACTTCGGATACTACTTTGAGGTAAAAGAATACTGCGGCGACTTCAATAACGATCAGATTGCACAGATAGAAATTCACAGTGTTGCAAAGACCGCTATAACTGCAAGAACATTTCTTGATTCCTCGTACTCTACTTCTACAAAGATAGGAACTGCGTACGTACGAGGAGTATCATATGACTCTGGAATCCCAGGTGCTGATGCTACATATCTAATTTACATCTTTAATTTAAGAATGGATCCAGGTTTCAGCATATCTAATGCCAGAAGCCTAATACTTTACAATTCAACTGTTAAGGCTGTGGCCGACATTGTACTCACATATGATGCCGCTGTAGGTGCTGACGTTGCAAGAATTCAAGAATCAACAAGTGAACTAATGGTATTTCCATTCGGTCAGAAAGCTATTAAGGCTGACGGAATTACGGAACAGCAATTTACTTATAGAAATAAGTTTACTACAGACTTTACTACATCAGGTAATGCATCAGTAGGACTAGGTACTTCTGCAGGAAGTGGTACAGATTCAATAATTCCAACCGGTACATATTCTGCTACATCAAAAAGAGACTTTATAGTAGTACCAAATGTCAACGGTTTCTCTACCGCGCTGAATGGGGGTATTACCGCGTACAGCTCCAATACACTTGTAGTAGGAAATGCTACTGCCACCTTTACAACCGATTATGTTGTAGGTGATTATATCTTTGCTAACAACGAAACCCGTAGAATTGTTAGTATAGTTAATAACACAAATATGAATGTGGATGCCGCGTTCAACAACAATACAGCCGCACAGATAGTACACAAAAAGACTTTCCCTGCAGGTGTGCCTATTAATTTGGCACCTTCAACTAGAACAATTGTAGCAAATTCTACCATTGCTGCTGTATCGTTGGGGCAGTCAGTTAGCCCAGCTTTTTCTTCTACATTCTACTTTAATGTCAATAGAGATACTACAGCGCCTATTGGTAAGACTATAATTCGAAATGCTCTTATAAAGATTAATCTAGCAAATAATGCTGCAGGGGCAACAGGTCCATGGTGTTTAGGCCTACCTGACGTCTTTAGAATTAACCACGTATACGTTGGTGCTACAGGGTCATACAGTAATACAAATCCAGATCTTGTTTCATTCTTTACACTTGACAATGGTCAGAAGGATGCTTACTATGATCTAGCATATCTTACATCAAATAGGCTATTCAGTACTAGTACTTCGTTCCTTGTTGATCTTGACCACTTTACATTTAATACCTCGGCAGGTGTTGGCTTCTTTACTGCTAAGTCATACCCGATTGATGATGCAAATACTGCAAATACAAATGCTATACAGACTTATCAAATACCGACATATATCTCTAGATCATCAAAGCAATATATTGATTTAAGAGATGCAGTCGATTTTAGGTCATTGGCTGAAAATACTGCGGTCTCGACTACCACTGTTGGATCTGCAACTATAAATCCGACAACCACGTTGACTTTATTTTCTTATGGGTCTGCAGGGTCGTTTATCCCTACACCAGATTCATCATATGAAGCATCGTCAATTCAGTACTATCTACCAAGAAAAGATAGAATTTCTCTATCCACTAGTGGTGATATTCTGATAACCGAGGGTGGATCATCAACAAGTCCTGTTCTGCCAGGTGAACCAGCTGGTACCATGACCATTGGAACAGTTGATATGTCACCATATCCATCTCTTGATATCAGAACCGCTAGAAGAAGCAACCGATATGATTATGCTGTACAGGTAAATTCTCAGCAGACCAAGCGTTATACGATGTCTGATATTGGTACTCTAGCAAAGAGAATTGATAATCTAGAATATTATACTTCACTATCATTACTTGAACAAGCAGCTACAAACCTTCTTGTAAGAAGTGGTTCTACTGGTGAAAATAGATTTAAGAATGGATTCCTTGTTGATCCATTCAGAGATCACACCATCGGAAATACACTTGATAAAGAATATAATATAGCAGTAGACGCAAACAAGAATGAACTAAGACCTGCATTTGCGGTCTCAAAGATACCGATGGTATTTAACGCCGATTCAAGTTCAAATATTGCTGTAACCGGATCTTTGCTTACACTAACTTATAACAATAACGTTACACAAGTTCAGAAATATGCATCATCAACTCAAAGTCTAACAGTTGGTAACGTATACGGATATAGAGGCCGTGTTGTACTAAGTCCTGCTGGTGCTACAGCTCCTGACTACGGCATTAATCCGGACGTATTGAATAATGTGGATCTATATTCAAATTGGGTAAATCTTGATAGGGCTTGGAATTCTCAGTGGGGTGCATGGACTGCAGTCGATCTAGGAACAGGTCCTAGCTCACTAACAACCGAAGCTCTTAACTCACAAACTACTACAACTATAGACAATCAGACCCAATTAATTAGTTCTCAGTTGACTACACAACCTACTGATACAAATATAAATGTAGGTGAATATGTTACTAACGTATCAATTGCTCCTTATCTGAAGTCACAGTTCATATACTTTAGAGCAAGTGGCATGAAGCCTTTTGCTAGATTATATCCATTCTTTGCTGACTCTGATGTAAGCGCAATCTGTATGCCTCTTAAGATATTTGTCGCGACAGGTGGTGGTCCCGCCCCATGGACACTAATTAATGGTACTCATATCTCCGATGCAAGCGGCAATCCTCTTACAAGAGATCCATATGGAAACGTATATGAATATGATTATGACGGTACAACTTGGGGCTCAGCAATAACTGCAGATACAAATGGTGATGCTTATGGAGTCATTCGAATTCCACCAAGAATCTTTAAGGCGGCGGAACTAGAATTTAAGCTAATTGATACTCCAACTTTGA